TGCCTCCATGATAGACCGTGAAGGCTCTTTGTGAGGTCAAGGCCCTTGTTGATGGGAATGATTGCCCGATTCGGAAATAGGGGCTTATCGTCCAATCTTGGAACTCCAACTGCTCCAAGTTTCCTGCAAAGGAAACATTGCCCGACACGGTGGTAACGGTTCCCGTGTACACGACAGGCGTGTTCCCGTATTCCTCCATGAAGTCAAGACGATACCCAGAATAGTACCCGGCATGGTCCACGAAGCCCGTTTGGGTCAAGGATGGCTTGGTAGGTGCAATCAGCGTTTCAACGACCTTGGCAACGTCAAAGAACCCGTAGTTGGTACTGGGCAGTTTGTCGCATTTGAGCCGTGCAAGGGTCGTCCCTGCTGGGTTCTTCACGTCGCAGACGTACCTGTAATTGGGTTGTGCAATCAGCGAACCGCTCACTTTAAAGAGCATTTTGTTGTAAACGGGGGTTGCTACGAGAGGCGACCCGGAAAGGACTGTTATTGCCATTTTATAGTTTGGTTGCTAAACTTACCGATTTGCCCATAGTTTCAGCGATTGTGTTCACCAAAACGTCTATCATTTCGGGGGATAGGGCGTTGCTCATAAACTTGGTTCCCTCGATGCCTCGCTCACGGATAGCAAAGGCGATAGACCTACCCATGACCAATCCCTGCTCCTGCTTTGTCCGCATTCGCTCAAGTTTGCGTGAATAGGTCGGAACAACAGGAATGCCCTTATTTGCAATCCAGTCCGCTATGGCTTGGGGTGGTGGAATCTTCTTATCGTAGCGGAACTTTGACCCTCTTGCGGACAAGTAACTTGACGACCTCCCGTGAACCCCTTGGTCAACGTACTTCCAATAGGGGTTCGCCATGATAGCCACCACGATTTGCTTTGCGGAAAGTTCGATATCTTCGGGGGCGATGGATGCGGATAGTGTTCCCCCTGCGTTGGCGTTGGCTGCTTCGAGGTTCTTCTTCGCAAGTTCAATGACCCTTGCGACCCACTTGACCAAGACATCGTGGGCTGGCGACTTGCCTCCACCCTTGGGTCCTACGATTGAACCAATGCCCTCAAGAGCGGTTTGGTCGATGCCTTTCATCGAACCGCTGCCGAACTTGTTTACGGGTTGTCCATTCGCAAGTATGGTTGTTTCCATACGGGTAAATGTACCCCGTGCTGGATAGTGTCTATCTGCGCCTCGCCCTCTCCGCTTCCATCCTCTCGGCTTCCAAAATATCGTGAATCAATAATGCGTAGTTCAGGAACTCCACCGCCTTCATCGCAAAGATGGCATCGAATTTCAGCACGTCCTTGTTAGCCATCCTCCATACGACCATCAGCCAACCATACCCTGCAAGGGGACTTACGTCAACCCCTCGGCCTTCGTCATCAGGTGCTTGGAATAGTCGGTCAAAACTTTCAAGTAACTTTCGGAACTTAGCAAAAAAAAACTGACAACGCCCCAAACGTCCCCGACCTTGGCGTGTTTTTTGAACAACTCTGCTCGCTCGGCATGAGCAGCACCATCGTACTTCTTGGGAAACCAACCCATGAAACCGCCCTCCCTTGACAACGACGCCATGATGCGGTGAAGGTTCTGCAGGAGTTGCTTTTCATCGGTGGTGTTGATGTCCATTAACTCAATCAACTGCCCAGCGGTCAACTCATCCGTGAACACGGTCGGAATCCACCACTTGCCCCCTGCTTTAAACTTTCGCTTGTAACCCAAGGCAGGCAGGGCGTTCCACTCGCTCACGATGGCCTTGTAACGCTTTAGGACGGCCTTGGCGGGCATTTCTCTGACGAGCGATACATCTACCCCCTCAACGATTGAAACAACGCCTATACGCTTGTCGTAATCGCCCAACACACTTGAGAACTCAATGGCTCCGATGCGTTGGAACTGGTCGATGGTGAGGTCTTGGAGTTTCATAGCCTTACAATCCAAGAGGTGTCTGCAAAAATTTCTATCGGTTCACCAAGGCAGTCCCTAACTGCTTGCAAAACTTCGGGCATATAGGAATCATGGCCTGCGATGTAACTGCCCGGCTTGACCTTGGGCTTCCAAGCGTTGATGTCTGCAAGGACCGAGGCATAGGAATGGTCAGCGTCAATGTAAACGAAATCAAGAGAGCCATCGGCATATTGCTTGGATGCCTCAACGCTGGTCATCTTAACCTTTGCGATGTTGGGGTAATTCGGGTGCATCAGGTCGAACATCTGCTCGGCTGGCATCGTGCCACCGAAGTCCCATGTATCAACGCAATGCAAATCTCCGCAATGCAGGGCGATGACCTGACTGCTCACCCCCGAAAAGGAACCGACCTCCACGCATTTGTCCGTTGGCTTGAGGTACTTTCGGCAAAGGTCAATGAGGCCATCCACCCGGTTGTTGCCCGAATGGTAATCAATCGGCAAGAAGTACATCCGAGGCGTGTTGCGTAGAGCGTCAAGTTGTTTCATCGCTTAAAGAGGGTTTTAATGTTGGTGCTTCCGTGTTTGTAATTGTTTGTTAGGTGGAACACCTTGCAATGCTCCGCAAGTTCGCCCTGCTCCGTGAACTCCAGCATCGGCTTCAAGCCAAGCGACCAAATCGGGAAGGACGCAAGGCTCTCCCTGAATAGGCCGTTGTTCGGGATTTTGTCAAGTTCTTCGGGGTTACGGGTCAAGACCTCCTTGAGCCTCTTGGTGCTGAACATCCAAAAAGCGTGGTAATTGATGAAGAAGGGCAGGCTCACATAGTCCTTGCCGTTGTACTGACACCAAACCGAACTGGGCAGAACCTCGTTCACATCGGGAGTGCATTCCCCTTCCTTGTCCTCGTAGGTTTCAATGCGAGTGAAGGATGGGTACAAGCCATCGGTAAACATTGAATCAAACTGCTCGGTGAAGTTTACAAAGCCCTCCTTGGGCAGCATCATGTCGTCCTCAAAGTAGGCCACCCAGTCAAAGTACTTGTAGGTTTCCTTGATGCGAGTCCTATGGACCGCAGTCAGCATCCAAGGGTGTGAGAGTTGCGTGTGAGCGTGAACCGTTACGGGTTGGTCCGCAAGCATCCCCACCACTTCGGGGTCGTTGGTGTCCACAAAGATGTCGGCTTGTACCGGGTAGGACTTAATGGCCTCGATGACCCGAATGAGGTTCGGCATCCTTTCGGGGTTGTGATGGTAGGCGATGTTTGCGAGTAGTTTCATATCAAAAAGTTACAACGAATTTTTCAGGCGAAGGCCAGCCGGGGTTGGAATCAAAGACCTTGGTGTCGGGTTTCTTGCCAACCCAAGTTTCCGCTCGGAATCGGTGGTCCCTTGCAGGTTCGCCCAGTTGCCTGATATGCTCGGACTTGGCCCACCAAAAGTTGCCTCCAAAGTAGGGATAGCCTTCGGGGTTGTTTTGGTCAGCCATGTGAGGGAACTGCTCCTTGGTAATCCAATGACATCCGACGGCATCGACCTGCTCCAGCATTTGAAGGGACCGCTCCCAAGCCACCACGTTAAAGAACAACATCGACCTGCCCCATAGTTGGGTTGTCAAGGATGGATTCGCAGCCCCCTTGGTATGAGCGTAAAGGTACACGGCTTCTTCATCTTGGCTTGCCCGGTACATCTCGGTCAGAGTCGCCTGCTCCCATGCATTAGTCCGGGTTACCACGACCTTAACCTTATCGGCCACCATCGAGTTCTCAAGCACCTCCTTGACCGCTTTCCGTTGTTCGGGTGGACCGACAATGCCGACACGAATCTCATCGAGGACGTTGATGAGGCCGTAGTTGCAGACCGCCATCATGTGTTGATTGAGTATCAACTGCCAGTTGCCCCCGCAGTAGATGTGGTAGTAGTGGACGACTTTCATTGGAGCAGCAGGGTTAGGAGGGTCAGGATGAGGAATACGGACGCAGCGACCTTGCCGATGGATATGAGCAGGTCAAGGATTTGTTCGAGGTTCATGCGAAAGATGGTTCAACTTGTACGATATAGCCTTTATCCACGAATTGCTTAATAAACCAATCGTCAGGATTACCGTATGGCAACCTATATTTTTTTGGTATTCTTTCGTGTAAGGTTGGATTGTAATCGTAATTCAGCAAATGGGTTTGGCTTCGGCTATATCCAAGACGTTGGGCTAAATCGTACGCCCCATCTATCAAGGTTCTTGTCCCCAAATCTCCTGTAAAAACAATGATATGGTTGTCGGGTTTCCTGTTCTTCATGCCGCAAAGTTACACCACAACATACTTACCTGAGTTACTGACCCTTAACTTGTTGAGTGCCACATACCGCATAGCATCGCAGGCGTGGTTGAAGGAATCAATCGGGACACCCGTGTTCTTGCCCTCTTTGTCGGTCGCCCAAGTGTAGGAACGCAGTTCCTTGATGAGGTTCGTGGAATCCTTGGTAACCTGCAACTTGAACCGCTTGAGGATGTCAATGCCGTTCCTTACCGAATCGGGACCCTTTTCGGCAGGCTTGATGTTGAAGCCAAGTCGGTAGATTTCCTCGATGCTCTTGGGTTCTGCTGAATCCGCAACGATTTCCCAAGCCCGTGTGATGCCCAAGGACCGCAACTTGTCTGCGATGTCTTGGTTCGTGAGGCCCGTAGCGTAGAGCAGTTCCTGAATCAGCAGGCAGTCCCCTTGCCGGTATATGGCGACCAAGGCCGTAGGGTCGTTGCTGAAGCCCCAGTCGAGGCCGAGGGCAACGAATTTAGCACGGCTGACATCGATACCCTCGACGACCTCGAAGTCCTCGTAGATAGCCCCCTGAAGCGTTCCTACCTGACCGAGGCCGTACACCTTCCACCAGTTCGCCCAATAGGCAGAGGTTTCGGCTTTGGTGCGGTTCAGTTCGATGTCCTTGCGGATGGTATCCGGCAGGGCCTCGTTGTCGTTGTAGGTAAGGATTATCAGTTCTGCATCCTGTTCGGGCAGGACCTCGGTATGCGCCCAAAATTCGTGGGTCGGGTTGAAGTCGATGTAGATGGCATCGCTGGTACGGATGGCGAGTTGGTAGTAGGATTCAAAGTCGATGTTGTTCGCCTCGTTGATGTAAACGACTTGCCTCCTTGCTCCCCGAAGCCTTGCCTCGGAATCAGCAGAAAAGAACTCGATGACCGAGCCGTTGGCGAAGTTGTAGGTAAGCAGGGTCTTGTTCCATCGGTCTGCGACCCATCGGTTTGTCCATTGCATGACCTTGGCGAAGTCCTTGATTGCGCCCCTACGAAGGTGAGGGATGGATTCGGACACGACCGAAATCTCGGTCTTCTTCTTTGCTGCGATGTCGATTAAGACCGCAAGGATGGCAAGTGTTTTTCCTACCCCCACCCGTTGCCGAGCGGGGGTTAACCTCCAGCAGATGTCCCGCCCTGAATTATCTTCTTTCGGGCTTGCATCTGCCTGATTCTTTTTATGGCCGTGGTGTACTTAAAGTCCATCGCCAAACAAGGGTTGCTCGATGTGGACCGTGTTCTCTTGGCGTTCCACAAGGTTGTTGAGGCGTTGAGTGATGGATGGGTTGTAGATGCCAGCCATGCCTCCCTTGATTTGGTCGGCTCGGATGCTTTTCTTTATACGTGAACAGACCTCCGAAAACATTTCGTACCTGTTGTCCTTGTTCGTAAAATACTCATCTGCACCGCTCCTGACACCCTTATCCCAAAGATGCAGAGCAAAGCCCTCCATCGTCAAGGGGGCCTCCTTTTCACGATAGACCTCTATTGCTTTTGGCCCAACCCAATCTTTTACGAGGATAGGTTGTGCCTTCGTCTTGGTGCAATACTGCACGAATTCCTCCCAAAGTTGTTCGGGGGTTTCAAAAGAACGGGGTCGGCCTGTCATCAGTATTCGATTTTGTCTATGAGTTCGTCAATCTTGTCCACGATTTTCATCTTGACCGCAAATGCATTCGGGGAGTTGGATTCATCCACCGCTCCGATGCAGTCGCAGAGGGTCGTAATGACCATCATAAGCGAATCCATCCGAGCCTGCACTTGGGCCTCGTTGTCATCCTTTGCTTTCGAGTTCGCCAAGTTCTCGGAGTTTATTTCTGCTCCACGATAATGCCGACTTACCGCCCCAAAGCAGGTAACTGATGTAACCGCAGTCCGAGGTGTCGTCAGCGTTGTCGTAGTAGGTTTCAGCACGGGATAGGTAGGAGTGCATCCGCTTGATGGTTTCAATGGATATGGCTTCCCCTGCTGCGAGTTGCTGCGCCCTGACTTTGCCTGTCTGGGTAGCACACTTGTTGCCGTTGCGTTCGTTCAACTCGATGCCCCTCTTGGCGTTGGCCCGAATCTCTTGACCGTAGTCGGAATAAGATTCGAACTTCATGCGGTTGTGTTCGGCCCAAAGTGAGCCACAAACGGCCAATCGTTGAGCCGTATCGGGGAACTCGGTGGTCGTTGAGTTGTTGCTCATGCAGCGACCGATAAAGCCTTCCTTGCTTTCGTTCTCGTTAGGGATTGGTAGGGGCATTGCTTAGGGGTATGGTGACGGTGTTTTGGTTTACTTCAAGGAACAAGTCCGCTTGAAGGTAAATGTATTGGAGTGCCGATTTTACGCAGTCCGCACACCACCAATTTGTGGGAGGTCGCCCGTGAGCCGTGAGGATGGCTTGGAGTTCGGCAACCGCATCGGGAGGTAGTCGCATCGTTAGGGAGGCGATGTACTGGTCCCAATACTTGCGATGCTTCTGGGCCACGAGAAACTGCTCGCTGGTCATTTGTAGGTCCATTCCCGGATAATGATTGCGGTGGCAGATGAGGCGAGGCCAAGGATAGGAGCCAAGTACCATTGGCAGGTCGGCAGGGTCAGGGCAACACCCATCCAAAACCCGAAGCAGGTCATGCAACTAAAGGGCTTCCGCTTGGCGAAAGGCAGCGCATAGAACCATTGGGGCAGGACCCGGAACTCCACGACCGCAAGGGTAGCGAGTGCGCTAATCAGGAT